ATTAGTAGGAATAATCTGCTTTGGTTTCATATTCTGAAGTGCAGAAAAGTCGACCACATTTGGATCAGCCAGCTTAGGTGAATAGTTTGTAAGATACGTATTTTCTACAAAGCCTCTAAGAATAGCAGTAGACGCTAGCGTTGAGCTACGCGTAAAGTCTGCCATTGACAAACCAAAGTATTCATGCGGAATATCAATTGGTACAATGTCTGCTAGCGGCACCATATCACAATCTTCTTCATAAAGAATATGATCACCGGTAACAATAATATGTTTTAGCTCTGCAATACCATCACCATCCCGATCTACTTTAATCCAGCATTCGGTAACAGTAACCTCACGGTTTGCTTCAAGCGGTGTTTCACTTACAGAGTTTGAACCCTGATAATATTCCTGACCTGTAATTTCTTTACGAGCTGCCACGTCTTGCGCATAATCCAGCGACCCTGTCCATGCCGCAGCATCAGACAACTCATCCCAGTCATCAACAGCTTCTGCCATTTCCGGATAGTACTTACGAATTTCAGACCGCGTCATATTGTTTTGAATACCAACAAAAGACGCATCTTCAATTGATGTAGCATCACGTGAAATACGGAAGTTTTCTGGTGGGATAAGCTCAAGCTTAATCTTTGATTTATTAATTTCTTGGCGAACCCGTACATTAATATATACAAGTTCAACTTCAGGTCCTAGATTATCTGATGGTGACATCGCCCTATTTTCAAATTCAAGATCGCCTACAATTTCTAGGCTATCATCTGATAGGATTTCATCTAGTTTTGTTTGAGTAATCTCTTCGTATTCTTGAAAAACATAATCATATTCTTCAATATAACCCCAACGGATTACTGCATTCTTCCATAGAAGCGCAGACTTCATCCATTGCTCAAGTATTTCCCAACCATTATTTTGTTTAAAAATAGTATAGTTAATAAGCATCGCAGCATCTTTAGCGCCCTGGAAAGCTCCAGGGGTATCATTCCATGGAAGGAATCGTGCAATGCGCTGATTGCTTAGAAACAAATCACACAAAACTGCCGTGTATGCTTCTACTACTTCTGTCGTAGATGTATCAACAATAGTAGATACGCCTTGTGGTGACAAGTGAGCAACAGGCAAACCTGCATATTCATAAGTAGCTTTAAGACGTTCGCGTGCTAAGTCTGATGAGTTAAGCCAATCACCTGTAGAGTTTTGTACTCCACTTTCAACTAGGTTAACTAGCTGCTCATCTGTAACCGCTTCTTTATAACCGTAGGCTGACATTAATATTTACCTCCGGTATTAGAATAAATTGGTTTTGATTTTTCTAAATCTTTAACTGTATATTTACCGGGCTTTGAAAGTTCTTTCTGCGGTTTCTTTGCAGGTTTTAACTTTTGATCGGCTTGAATAAATCTAGACATGTACCGCTCCTGGGTTTATCTATCTGTGTCTTTTAATTTTGCTTGCAATCTTTTTAGGTTGCTTGCTATGTTGTTTTCCTGCTTTAGTAGCTTTCCTCTTTGCCCTAGTGGTAGCAGCATGTTCCGCTGCCGATAGAGACTTGACAGCTGAAGCCGGCATATAGCGCTCTCCAGTTGCCAACGGACCCTGCGTAGACGGTTTACCACTTCGAGTCCGCCACTTCTGAGAAGTCCATTTGCTGAGGCTCTTTTGTGACGGTTTCTTTGCCATTAGTCGCGGTAGCCTCCGCCCTTTGCTTTATATTGTTTAGCAAGCATTTGAGCTTTTCGAGCCGACCATTGGCCCGGTCTACCACCTTTATTGCCAGCCTTAATCCGGTTAAACAAGTTTTTTCGCATTGTTGGCTTCGTATAATTTCCTGCCTCATTAACTGCCATCGTGTCATCTCCCTACCACTTTACTTTGTGTGACCAATATTTTGCAGACAACGGGCCTGCTGGTTTACCCTGCGCATTGTGTCGTGCATAGTAAGACTTTTTACGTGCTTTATCTTTTGCAGACTTTGGATTCTTACCAGCACCCTTTACGCCCTGCTGCCCGAATCGGATGAGACGTTCTTTGCCGCCTGACCTTGCAAGGACAGCGTGGGATTTTGTTGGGTGTCCGGGTGTGCGCTTGGGTTTATTGTATCCGGAGAAGCGCTCTCCTGCTTTTTCGACTGACATTCCATTTCTCCATTTACATGACGAACACTATTCCACCACACAACAGGGCTTTTGTATTCTTTAGGTCTTCTTTTAAAACTAGGGGATTTATATGGTATGTATACCATTATTATGTAGCTTCCCCATTAATTAGCTTACATTTATATCCAACAGTAGTCCAGCTTCCATCTTGCGGCAGCTCTTCATGAAGTATTCTAAAGTCAATACATTCTTGCCGATCTTCAAACCATTGTATGTCTTGTTGCACACATACGGTTTCTACGCATGCGGTAAGTAATAGTGACCATATCATTTGCCGTCTCCTCTATGTTCGTGTCCCATCCATATTCCGAAAACGCCGGTCATAACACCCATAACTACAGATACAAAAGCTGATTGCTGAGAAGTTGGTTCAGGCAAAGCCATAAACCATTCTGCACAACGCCAGCTCATTACTGTACTAGCTAGCATCATTACTCGTGGGAGTATTTTCCACTTAAGGAACTGTTCTACGGTTACTGGCATTCGGGTCTCCATGAAGTGGCGGATTTATCCCCTACCTCCGCCGGGGTAGTGAGGACACGGGAACTTTAAAGCCACTGTGTATTTTCCTGCTCAGTATTAGAAAACTTCTGAGACCAGGGAACTTTATTTACAGTTAGCTTATCATAATGTGTTCGTAATGTTTCAAGCGCAATAGCCGCAGCCATAACAGTATCATCATGACACCCAGGTGCAGCTTCAGTCTTTCCTGAATCAGTACTAATATAATCTTTTAATTCTTGTATCATTATCTTTGAAGCAATCCATATGTCATCATTTTCAATTGCATTCTTTAGATTACCAATGATATGCGGCTTGGTTACCTGAGTTGTCCTAAATCCAGGTACCTGTCCTTCTTCCTTCGAGATTGAAGAGATCTTTGTTTGTTTATACAAATTAATGTAATTCATCTGTGTTAATCGAGATAGCGTGGCGACGCCCATGGAATTACTTTCAACAGTAAGTAGTGCATTATTATAGTACCTACCTAGATAAAACAGAAGATCACCAAACTTACTTGGATCCAAGTGATTATCTCGGAACAAAGCAATTACTCTTCTTTCTGTATCTAAGACTACTGCTGTCGAATAATCTTGACCTACCCCAAGTGCAACATCTGCAGCAACAATATAATTACTATTCCAATCTGGATAGTCCCATATATGTAGCTTGCCCTCATTTGAAGGTTCCCATGTTGATGCAGGAAAGTCAAAGTTCATCTTCTTTTCCGGTTCTACAGGCATCAGCTTGGCTGTCTTCTCTGGATCAAACACAGAAGAGCCTGCAGTAATAAAGGCTTCATCGGGAGACGCTGGGTACTCCTGGCGGAATTTTAATTCCCCACCTTCAGCAATCTTCAACCGACGCCAGTAAAGCTGTCCATCGTTTAGGTCATACTGCTCTACCAGTAGATCTTCTTCTGAAGATCGTTCGAAGCCTTCCGGTGGTTCTCTCCAGTATTCAGGAGTAGAGAACCATGGAAGAAATAGTGGAAGATAATCGTTTTCTCCGGCTATAGCACCTTTCCATAATCTATAGAATTCTCCCTGAGCTCCATTAGCCGTTGACTCAATAATGACTTCCGTACCCGGTGCTTCTGAGATACCCTGAAACAAACCAGCGAGAATCTTCTCATCATGCGTCCAGAATGCGACCTCGGAGAGATGAGCAATTGTTGGGGTAGTGCCTCGACCAGCTTCCGGAGAACCAGCAGTGTATAGTCGATACGAACCAACAGGCCTCTCACCTGAAGCATCTTTAGGGAAGTGCGGAGCCGATATAACAATTTCCTTAGCATTGGACTTTACCTCATTGGGTCTATACTCAGGATTCATATTCTTAATAATGTTACGACTCATAGTAAACAGGGCATCTGATGTCGCACTATCATGCGCCATAACAACAGATCGTGCATGTGGTGAAAAGTATGTTTTCCAAAATACTCTACCAGCACAATATGTAGATATGCCCTGTTGCCGAGCTTTCAAGATAATAGCGCGCACCTTCCCGGTTTCCCGCAGCTGCTTATCAAGCGCTTCTGTAATTTCCTTTTGACATGCATTAAAAGAGAAATCAACGAAGCCAGCTCTAGCATCCTTAGTAATAATTTTAATATTGTCTTTAGCAAAAGATGTGAAGTCTTCCTCATAGGTAGTTAGCTTCTGTCGCTTTTGCTTTTCTTGTAATAGCTTTAAAAGCTCTTTCTTATCTGCCATAGTTGTGTCCTCACATAACTTTACTTTAAGGGGACATTTAAGATAAGTTTAAATGTCTCCTATAAGAGGGGGAGATATATACTATATATGTACTATATAAGTTAAGAGTATACTATATATGCTATAGAGGTTGATGATAGAAGCTAGTAAGGCTAGAGGTTAGGTTAATTTAAACCAATAATATATATATACCCCCTATATACTTTCTGTACCCCCTAGATTCCCCAGAAGCTAATCTCTCAGAACCTAGAACTTTACTTGAAGTCACTCAGGAACTCAGCACTTAGAGTAACCTTAGGGCTATCCCTCAGTACTCTCTCAGCTCTCTCAGCTCTACCAGCACTGTAAGCGCCTAGCGGCACTTATCCCATAGTATTCTCTCTAATTACAGAAAGCGAATGTTATGTTTCTATTCCACTCTATCTTTCTTCTAGCAGCTCTATTCATCTGCTGGTTCTGTTACTCATGCATAAAGGAGGACTTCAATGACTGAGTATGTTTACCATGTGTATCCCGATGGCACTGTTAAAATCATCTGGCGCCGATAGCTATGACACAGATTCTTATCCTCGCGATAGCCATGTGTGTCATAGGCTTCTCAGCTTGTCTCGTGTTTCTTCTTGTAGAAATACTTGAACGGTATGTAGTCCCTTACATATCTTCTAAGCTACCATAACTACTCGAGGAGAGGCTAACGCCTCTTTTCCAATGATACGTCTTAGTAGCCATACCCGGACGGAGTTGCTCTCAGCCGACACGATTGTAAAACGAGTAGACGTATCATCTTTACACAATCTAAACACATCCAACGAAAGGTACTATCATGAATATTCAAAGTTTCCAGCCTCGCAATTATCGCATTGACAATGTTGAATTGAACTGGGCTAAATTGACCAAACCTGTTTCACCATTCGGCGTTATGCAGTATGAGCTTCAAATTGCTACTACTGATAAAACCGTAGCTGACGAATGGTCTGCTAATCATCTCAATGTTAAGTCAGAGCTTGACAAAGAGACTAAGCAGCCAACAGGTAAGTTCATTGCTTCTCTTAAGCGTAAAGCATTCAAAGCTGACCAATCTGATAACGGTGCTCCCACTGTTGTTGGTGCCGATGCTCAGCCTATCGATGCTTCAAAGCTTGGCAATGGTTCACGCGGTAACGTAATCATCTATCAGATGTACTACAAAAATGCCGGTCGTGAAGGTATCTCCAGCTCTCTTACTGCTGTGCAAGTCGCAGAGTTCAAAGAGTACACTGGCGATTCCAGCTTCGAGCCAATCGCAGACCTTGCTAATCCTGCAGCGTTTGCACCAGCCGAAGCTCCAGCAACGGACGAAGCAACTGCGAATCCATTCTAATCTCCCTGAGGGCTCACGCTACGGCGTGGGTCCTTATTCTACTGCAAACCCTCATCCGGAGTCTATATCATGCCTCTATTCTTTATTGCAGTCGCTGCGTTGTGGTCCGCCGATAATGCAGACTTCATCAACACTTCAAACGAACAGCTAGCTAGCGGTTACGAATGGCACATGATTGACTGCCGTGCACCTGATACATCGCTACCTAACATTGTTATCACCTCACCAAACGATAACGAATTTGTTTGCTTCAAGTTACAATAAACGGCTAACGCCGCTTTTCCAGTGCAACATACGCTTTATTTGTATGCTCTGCTTTATTACATATACTTCCTGAGCATGAAGATAAACTGCTCACTTTATAGGTAAAGTGTCAACGGCTGCACGTCAGATTCCAAATCTGAAAGACAGGGTTCGATTCCTTGTACCTATGCCAGTTTATAATTAGTGCGTAACCAGGATACCACACTAATAGGCAGAGTAAGACTCGCTAAGAACCTGGTGAAACTGTACGTCCTAAGCATGACACTAAACTGCTTAACTCATTCTCATAGCAGCTCTAGCGTAGTAGCAGTCTCTCCTTCATGCTCCGCTAGAGCGCTTGCTTTTTACTCAACCTCCATCCGAAAGGTTCTCTCATGTCAACTGATTCCGACGACGTAACAGCTGTAGCTCACGTCACTAAAGAGTTTACATTCATCGACCCTCTCAGTGATGGTGAGTGTATGGCTCTTATTCAAACAGCAGAAGCTGATAATATAAAAATAATTATTACCGAATCTCGGCGTATTGTTTTGTTTCCTTGTGACGACTTGCACACTGCAACAGCAATACTTGCCGAAGTTAATCTAATCGAATCAATCGGTCTCATCCGCGAAATCGTCGAATGGGATATAACCGGTCTTGTAAGCGAATACGAACTACCCATTCAACTAACCCCGGAAGGAAATGATAATGACCAAATTTGATGTATTCTATTACGGCATGCTACTCGGCATTGCTATGATTACCATCGACTATTACTTTGTTTCCGGAGGTTTATACTAATGGCCGAAGTAATGCTTAACGAACTTCGTCACGCTATTAGCCAATACAAGTTCACAATCACATCAAAAGATGACCCACAATTGCTACGGCTAAAGCAACTCGTACGCGACCACAATGCACGAGTTCGTTCAGTTGCACGTCGTTTCAATCGTTACTCATCTAACCAATTACTCCGTGTCAGTCTCATGGCACGCGGTAAACGCCGTGACAAATACGGCAAGCGTCTACATCATAACTGTGATTCAAACCTACAACATAAATATGCTTCGCGTTTCGATGTTTACATTCATGCTGATTCTTCAGGTAATTACGAACTATCTGAAGAAATCAAAACCGGTCTTACTTCAGGCCAACAACGTAAAATCAAAGCGCTTGACTTCGCACGACTCAAACAAGAATGGGCCGACGAAGAATACTTACGCACTAAAGGTGTATACATCAGACATATCGACGGTAACAAAGTTCATATGTCTTACGATAAATACATCGCAGCCGCCCGCGCTGCACATCCTAATATGCCCGAAGCTACTTTCAAAAGAATGTTTCGTGCATAATCTAACCTTATCCCGGAATAGTAACGGCCGGATGCAGAAAGGTTCATCGTTCTATGCTAGCTGAAATCATGACCGCAATCGGATACATACTTCCTGTATTATTCTTAGTGCGGGCAATCAATTACTACTTGAGGTGAACTATGTCCAAACTCGACGATGCGATGGTAGCGCGCATATCTGCCAATCTTCCTTTCCTGCGTCTAGCTATTACTGATGCTAACACCCACTCACGCGATGAAATTGCAAACTTCTTATGGCAATGGATGCGTTCAAACGAAAACGATATTGACCGTCAATGGCGTGCCGAAGCTATCGAAGCACGTAACCGTCTTAACTCTGGCTATACGAAAGCGATGCACTAATGTTTATTCAAAATATCATTGCTAACAAATTCTACGAACATTTTGAAAATGAATTGTATGACTTTACCTTCACATACAAAACTGAAGCATCTGTAAACAACACAACTATCATCGAATTATGCGAAGAAGCTGTTTGTGCCGCTCATGGTATTTCACATCAACAGTATCTAGACGAAGAAACCGACGTTGCTTACGACGAAATATTCGGCGATGCTGCAAACATGACTGAACAAGTTATCAATATCATGCTTCAAAAATTCATGGAGCAACACAATGGCACCTGAAGAAATCAAATCAGCCGGTATGTGCCGTCTGCATCTTATGGAAGCCATATTCCATATCGAATTCGCAATGGAACATATTCAAAACCTTGCCAATGACGAAGACATATACAACATCGGTCACAATATTCGTAGCGCTCAAAGCCATATCGAAACAATCCATACTGACCTATGCGAAGAAACCGATGCTCTAGTATTCAACGACTGGTCTGGTCAAGAAGCATTGTTCGAGCGTATGCGCGAAGCTCTCGGCCACTGGTCGGCATATCAATTCAGTGAATGGAAACAAACCGGAAAGGTAAATCATGGGTAAACTAAAACAACTCGCCATGCATGTTGAAGATACTATTCATGCATGTGTTCAAGACGGTTGGGACGAATGTCAAGGTACTATTGACGAAATGAAAAACGTCACACGTCAAAACATCGACGACCAACTCGAGCGTATCGCTGAAGAGCATGGCTTCGAACTCGAAGACCTACAAGCTCTATTCAACGACAGCGAAACAATCGAAGACATTATCGACAACGCACTCTATGACACATGGGAGGTATAAAAATGCGTAAAGTAACTGTAAATCCAATCGGTTCTCAAAACCTTTTGTTCAGACGTACTACTAATCGCTATGCAGCGAAAGGCACCATTAGCTCTAATCGTGGCTATCTTAAAGTCTCTCGTAGTACTGCTCCAAAAACCCGTGGCCAATTCGTACCACGACCTGTGTAAAGAAATAAAAAAGCCACTAGAAATACTTCAAGTATCTCTAGTGGCTTTTATTTACTTTTTACTGACCCACATCCGACAGTTCCT